AATGTCTCTCACTGCCCTTCAGGAGCAGCGCGGTCGCCTTGTCACCCAAGCCCGCGAAGCGCTCGACGAAATCAAAGCAAACACCGACGAAAGCCGCTCGGCTGAGCTTGAGCAGCGTCATGATGCCATCATGGCTGATTTCGACAAGGTTGAGGCCAACATCGCCCGCGAAGAGCGTGTGGCGGCTGCCGAAGCTCGCGCCGAAGCGGACCGCGCCAAGGTCCGCCCGCAGATGGGCGAAGGTGAGGGTCGCGGTCAGGAGGACGGCGAGGCAATCACCTACCGCGATGCATTCACCGCGCTCGCTCGCGCCGGCTTCAATCCGCAGGAAATTTCGGACGAACAGCGCGCCGTGATCAAGGCTGGCGTGACTTCATTCGAGCAGCGCTCGCAGTCCACCACTGCCGGCGCCGGCGGCTATACCGTTCCCACTGAGCTGGCAGCCGTCGTGGACAAGACCATGAAGATGTGGGGGCCGATGTATGACGAGGCCATCTGCACCGTCCTGAACACCTCGGGGGGCAACCCGCTGGACTTCCCGAAGACCGACGACACTGCGGTTGCGGTCGCGCAGCACACCGAAGCCGCAGCGATGACCGATGACGGTGGCGTTGATGCCACCTTCACCAAGATGACGCTCGGCGCCTTCGCCTACGATACCGAGTGGGTGCAGATTTCGATGGAGATCATGCAGGACAGTGCGATCAACATCGAACAGTTCATCGGAGAACTGCTCGGCGAGCGCCTTGCCCGCCGCGTCAACTCGGAACTGACGGTCGGCGATGGCACGGGCGATCCGCTCGGCATCGTTGCCGCCTCGTCGCTTGGCAAAACCTCGGCCTCGACGACTGCGTTCACCGCGGACGAGATCATCGATCTGCTGCACTCGGTGGACCCTGCCTACCGCGCTTCGCCGAAGGCCCGCTGGCAGTTCAACGACACCACGCTTGCGGCCATCCGCAAGCTGAAGGATGGCAACGGCCAGTATATCTGGACGATGGGCGATATCCGCGTGGGCGAGCCTGGCCGGCTGCTCGGCTATAACTACAGCGTCAACCAGGCTGTCGTTACCGCCGCGACTGGCACGAAGCCGATTATCTTCGGCGATCACAGCAAGTATTATGTGCGCAAGGTCGGCTCGCCGGTCATCGGCGTGCGGCGCGAATATTACTGGCCGAATATCGGCCTCGCCGGGATCGTGCGCCTCGATGGCGACCTGATCCAGACGGGCGCCGTCAAGCACATGATCATGGCGTAACCCTCTCTCCCACCTCGGGCGGCCTTCGGGTCGCCCGCCTTTTTGAAGGAGGGCCATCATGGCTGGTTCTTACAATACCACTGGATATCGCAACGGCGATGGAATCCCGGTCGTGCAGGGGCAGACTGCGGTCACGCAGGCGACCTCGATCACCACGGGCGTGACGTGCAACGCCTATTCGGGTGTCATCACGACGGTTTCGCAGACGGTTGCGGCGGGCGCCGAGGCCGAGTTTACCGTGACCAATTCCAAGGTTGCCGCGACCGATATCGTGGTGGCGTGCATCAAGACGCACACCTCGGCCGGGGAGTTCATCGTCGCTGTTTCGGCGGTGGCGGCGGGGTCGTTCAAGCTGCGGCTGACCAATCTCCACGCTTCGGCGGCGGGCGACAATGTGCTCGTCATCAACTTCGTGGTGCTCAAGTGCGAAGCGTGACCAAGGTAAGGATGTTGGTCGGCCTTTCGGGGCCGGCCGCATTTTATGATGTCGGCGACATCTATGAGTGCGATTCAAGTGAGGCGGCACGCCTAATTGGCGCGCGCTTCGCGGTCCCGTTTGTTGAGGACGGGATCGAGCGCGCCGTTGCGCCAGTGGTCGCCATCGAGACGCGCCCCGCGCGAACCCCCAAGAAGAAGGGTTAAGGCATGGCCTATGATCGCACGACAGCCGGAAGCGGTCCGGTCACGTTCGGCTTTGACGGCGCGACGATCGACCTTTCGGTTGAAGATTACACCGTGCCGAATACGATCAAGGCGATCGTCGTTGTTGCGACTGGTAATGTTATCTGCCGTCCCGTCAATGCTGGCGCTGACATCACGATCACAGGTGCCCCGGTGGGCATGATCCTGCCCTGGCACTGTACCAAGATCGAGCGGACAGGCACCACGGCGACGCTCGCGACGGTCATCGGTTAATGTGGCTCCCCGTCACCGTAACGGTGGCCCCTGCGTCCGAGCCGATCACCCTCGCTCAAGCGAAGGAGCAGGTGCGGGTCATTGACGACACGAGCCAGGATGATCTGCTGAACGCCTATGTCGTGGCGGCGCGGACGCATGTGGAAGCGGTGACGGGGACGAAGCTGGTATCGCAGACGGTGGCGATGAGGGCGGAATGCTGGGGCGATCTGGAAAGACTGCCTATCGGGCCGGTCCAGTCCATTAGTTCTATCACCTACGTGGACACGGCCGGCGACACGCAGACGCTGGCGACATCGGTTTATGAAGCGCGGCTGGAAGGGCTGAACCCCGGCATCGTTCTCAAATACGCGCAGGTCTGGCCGTCGATCCGCAGCGGTTCGCTGATCACTGTCACGGCGGTGGCGGGCTATACAACGGTCCCGGCGAACATCGTTCACGCGGTCAAGCTGCTGGTGGGAGACTGGTTTGCAGCTCGTGAAGATACCAACGTCGGCAACATCGTCAACACGATGCCGCACGGGGTAATGTCGCTGCTCGCCAACTGCCGGCGGTGGGCTGTCTGATGAAATCTGGCCCGCGTAATCGGCTGATCACTATTCAGCGCGCCACGGTGGTTACGGACGACTTCGGCGGTGAAACGCCAACATGGGCGGCGTGGACGACTGCATGGGCGGAAGTGTTGTTCGGCACTGGCTCTGAGCGGCGCGAGGCTGCCCAGGAATATGGCAGTGCTGCGGCAACTTTCCGGGTGCTGCACAACACGAAAACGGCGGCGGTCAAGGTCACGGATCGGATCGTGTTCGACGGCAGCAATTGGGACGTTGTGGGTAACGTGCCATCGCGAGCGCTGAACGACGGGCGCGAGATAACGGCGATCCGGGCCGCAGCATGAAGGTGAGGGTGAGCGGCTTCCGCGAGCTGGAAGCATCCCTCTCCGAATTGCCAAAGGCAACCGGGAAGAATGTTCTGCGGCGCGTCCTGAAGGCGGCAGGAGAGCCTATCCGTTCGGCGGCTGAAGAGAATGCGCCCGTTCTGACGGGGCAACTGGAGGCGTCGATCGTCACCGCAACCCGGTTGACCAGGCGACAGGCTCGCCTTGCCAAACGGGCCAACAAGTCAACGGTGGAAATGCATGTCGGAACTAAGAACCAGGCGGCGGTCCCGCAGGAGTTCGGCACGATAGCGCAGGCCGCGCAGCCATTCATGCGGCCGGCATGGGATGGCAACAAGGACCAGGCGCTGGAGATTATCAAGAGCGACCTCGGGTCTGAGATTGAGAAGGCCGCGGCGCGGCTGGCGAAGCGGCGAATGCGGGTAGGGAGGTAGCGCGTGGAAGAAAGCTTGCGCGCTCGCCTGCTCGCCAACGTTGCCCTGGCGGCTCTAGTTGGCACGCGCGTTTCGTGGATTGAGCGGCCGCAAGGCGCAGCGCTTCCGGCGGTCACATTGCAAATCATCTCTCCGGGCCGGGCGTACACGCACGGCGGGGCCAACAATCTAGCGGACACAAGGGTGCAGATCGATTGCTGGGGCGCGTCTTATGCCTCTGCAAAGGCTGTGGCGCGGGCTGTCATCCCGGCGACCGAGTCTGCTGGGACGCAAGGCGCGACGAAGTTCAGCCAATCCTTCCTCGACGCATCGCGGGACATGCCTGTCGAGGATCTTGAAGGTGGGATGAAGGTCTATCGCGTCTCGCATGACTTCATCATTTGGCACGAGCCTGCGTAACTCTCTGAAAGGAATAATCTAGATGACCGCGAAACTAGGTTTCGGGGCGACTTTCTCGCTCCACAATGGCACTGCATTGACCGCAGTTGCGGAGCTTCTGAGCGTCACCCCTCCGTCCTATACCGTAGAGACTATCGACGGAACGACGCATGGTTCGTCGGGGGGTATTCGTGAGTTCATCCCCGGCTTGATCGATCCGGGCGAATTGTCCGTAACGCTGCACCATATTCCTGGATCGGCTGGAACCGATCTTCTGGAGGATCAGGTTGCGGCCCGCACATCGCGTGCGTTCAAATTTGTCATCCCGACCACTTCGGGAACATATGACGTTACCGGCACGTGCATCCCCATGAGCTATGCCGTCGACGATATTCCTATCGATGACAAGATGACCGCGACCTTCACCGCCAAGGTGACGGGTGCCGTGACGATCGCCGTGAGCGCGTAATGACCAACCCGATGCGAGGGGAGGCGTCGTTCGATCTCGACGGCGAGGCGAAGACGCTCGTTTACAACAACGAGGCATTCTGTCGTATCGAGGGCGTGACAGGGGAAAGTGTCTTCGACACGCTTTCAGAAATCCAGGCGGCGGAAGTCGCAGGGAAAAAGCCCAAGATCAGCAGCCTTCGGGTTTTGCTTTGGGCTGGTTTCCATGACCGGCACCCGGAAGTATCGCTAGCCGATGCTGGCGATCTGATCATGGTCGGCAGAACGGATGCTCTCAACGCCATGTCCGTCGCACTGGCTGGCGCGCTACCAAAGGTGAAGGAAGACACCCCGGCAAACCCTCGGAAGAAGGGTCGCGCTGGGACTGGTTCGAACTGATCGAACTATGGACCGAAGCCGGGCACGACCCTGAAAGCTTCTGGCGACAAACGCCCCGGCTCATGCTGGCGGCGTTCAAGGGATACGAACGGCGTTGTGAGGTTGAGCAGAAGCGTACGGCCTGGCTCGCCTGGCACATTGAAGCGTTGTCACGCCAGAGGAAAATCCCGCCGCTGAACGACCTGTTCGGTGAGAAGCGGAAGGTCAAGCCACAAACGCCGGATGAGATGCTGGCGGCGTTGCAGGCGTGGGCGAATGTGACGAACAGGGGGTTGTAGATGACGGGAGCAGTCGTCGGCGCGCTTCGCGTCACCCTCGGAATCGACGCGGCCGCCTTTGAAGAGGGGTTGACGATCGCTCAGAAGCGGCTTGCCGCCACGGGCAAGTCACTCCAGGCGACGGGAGCGAAGCTGGCTGGGGTCGGGGCAGTCCTGTCCGCCGGCATCACTGCGCCTTTTACGGCGCTTGTGTCTCAGGCCATCCCCGCTGCGATCGAGAGCCAGAAGGCGCTCGGGCAGGTTGAGGCTGCGCTCAAGAGCATGGGGCCGGTTGCTGGTCGGACTTCGGCGCAGCTTCAAGACGCGGCTGAAAAGCTGCAAGGGCTCTCGACTTTCGACGATGACGATATTCTCGCGAAGGTGACGGCCAATCTGCTGACCTTCGGTAATGTCTCGGGTGAGGTGTTCGATCGCGCGCAGCTGGCGGCGGTCAACCTTTCCGCCCGTCTTGGGCAGGATCTCCAATCGTCCGCGATCCAGCTCGGTAAGGCGCTCAACGATCCGATCAATGGTATCACCGCGCTGTCGCGCGTAGGCGTGAGTTTCACCGAAGATCAAAAGGAAATGATCAAGCAGATGGTGGCGGCCGGCGATGCGGCCGGCGCACAGAACTTGATCCTCGGCGAACTTGAAAAGCAATATGGCGGCGCGGCGAAAGCGCAGCGTGACGCATCCCCCGGACAGGACACGATCGACGCCTGGCGCAACTTCCAGGAGACGATTGGCGCGCTCGCGCTCAAAGTCCTGCCTCCCCTGACAAACATGCTCACAAGCGTTCTCAATGCGTTTAACACCATGTCTCCATCAATGCAGGCCGTCGTCGTAGGCGCGGCTGCGGTTGTTGCGGGGCTTGGGCCGCTAACTCTTGGGTTGGGGGCCATCGTCTCTGGGGTCGGGCTTGTGTTGCCTGCCTTCGCGGGTCTGGTGGCGTTCTTCAGCACGTCGCTGATCCCGATACTCGCGACGGTTGGCAAGTCTCTCATGTGGCTTGTTGCGGCTGGCGGACCTCTGCTGCTCATTCCTGTGGCTGTCGCTGCGGTTGTTGCTGTGTGGAAGAATTGGGACACAATCGGACCAATCTTGGAGCGGCTCTACACCGCTGTTAAGAAATGGATCGTCGACAAGCTAGGCGCGCTTTGGGATGGCGTGATCGCGAAGCTCAAGATTGTCGGTGACAGCTTCTACACGCTCTATGACCGGGTTGTCGGGCACAGTTACATTCCCGATCTGGTGGACGGCATCGCCTCGGAATTTGCGAGGCTTGACGGGGTGATGACTGATCCGGCGATTGACGCCACGACGAAGACGGCCTCGGCGTTCGCTAACATGGCGTCGGGCGTAATCAACAATTTTCAGTCCATGCTTAGCGCACTCAAGAGAGGCGACATTGGCGGCTTTGCGAGCGGGCTCAGCAGCGTTATCGGCGCGGTCGGTGGCATCTTTGGCGGCGGCGGCCAGACCGCAGCGCAACTTGGCATCAACGACTATGGCCGCACCGGGCTTCCTGGCTTCGCAACCGGCGGCTCGTTCAAGGTCGGCGGGCGCGGCGGCATTGACCAGAATCTCGTCCAGTTCCGGGCCACCAAGGGCGAGATGGTGCACATCACCAAGGGCGATAACGACAACGGCCGGCGCGCCGTCTCTGTCCATGTCGAGCCTTCGCCTTATTTCGACGTGCGGGTGCAGGAGGTTTCCGGCCCGTTGGTGCAGCAAGGCATGATTGGCGCGGTTGGCATGGGCGAGGCTCGCAGGGCGCAGCGCGCAAGGCGGCGGCTCGGATGACGATTGATCTGACCAGCCTCTCCGCACAGGTCGCGACGCCACGGCTGCTCGATTGGGGTTCGGAGCTTGTCCCTTCGCTCGGTGGCGTAACGCAGCGGCTCAATCGGCTCGGCAGCCGTCATGCGATCGACGTTTCACTGCCGCCAATGCGGATCGAACCGGACGGTCGGTGGTGGATCTCGCGTCTGAAGCGCGGCAAGATCGAAGGGGTGCAGTTCGCCTTTCCGCAGGTGGAATTTGACGTAGGCGCGCCCGGCACTCCGCTGGTCAAGACGGCGGTTTCTGGTGGGACATCGGTCGCGATCAAGGGGCTGACGCCGCGCTATGCGATCAAGGAAGGGCAATGGTTCTCGGTCATCCATAGCGGGCGCAGCTACCTCTATTCGGTCGATACGCAGGTGATTGCTGACGCGAGCGGCGATGCGACGGTGACGGTGACGCCGATGCTGCGTTCGGCCATTTCGGTGAACGACGTGATCAACCTTGGCAAGCCGATCATCGAAGGCTCGCTGTCTGGCAACGAAGTGGCGTGGACGCTGGAGATGGCGCGCACGGTCGGGTTGCAGTTTACAATCACTGAGGTCGCATGACCGCTCTTACACCGCAGCTAGACGCTGCACTCTCCGCAGATCGGCCGCTGATCTATGGCGCGGTGGAGATCAACCTTCCTGGCTATGATCTGCGGCTGCTCGATGGATCGGGCCGGGTCGCGCACGGGGCGGATATCTTCACGGGCGAGGACGCCACGTTCGGTGTTCTGGCGGCGATCGATGCGCTTGAGGATGGGGTGGGCGACGAAGCACCGGCGCTCAATATTACGTTGCAACCTGCAACCGATGCTGCGGCGGCGGACCTGTCCGACCCGGCAATGCAGGGCTCTCGCGTGCGGCTCTGGCTGGGTGCGATCACGCGGGCAACCGGCGCGGCGATCGTCGATCCGTTCCTGCTGTTCGATGGCGAGCTGGACGTGCCCACGCTGAAGGTCGGGCTGCGCGACCGCTCGCTCGAATATGAATGCGTGTCGGGCTTTGAGCGCTTCTTCGGTGACGACGAGGGAATGCGGTTGTCGGACAGCTTTCACAAGTCGATCTGGGCGACAGAAACCGGACTGGCGAATATGTCGGGGATCATCAAGACGGCATATTGGGGCACCAAGGAAGCCCCGCCGTCTGTCACTGTCGTGTCGAGTTCGACGGCGGACGCGGTTGCGGCTGGCATTCGGGCTAGCATCGCGTGACGGAGATGGTCCGCCGGGTCGCGGCGGCACAGGCCACGCTCGACAAGTATAAGGGTCATGCGTTCGGCTTTGGTCATCACGATTGCGCGCAACTCGTCGCGTTCCACCTGAAGAAAATGGGCCACAAGCCGAAGCTGGCGAAGGCGGGCCGCTATTCCTCGGCGCTGGGGGCGAAGAAGGCGCTGAAGCGGCTGGGGTTTGAGACGCTGGCCGAGGCGATGGATGCGAACGGGTTTGAGCGCATTCCGCCGGCAGCGGCGATCGTGGGCGACGTGATCGAGATGCCGGGTCTGGAGGGGCCGGGGGCGCTTGCGGTGGCCCTCGGTAATGGGCGCGCCGTTGCCTACCACGAGGATGCGATCGGGGCAGTGGTGGTGCAGCCGGTTCAAATGATTGCGGCCTGGCGCACATGAAGCTGGTACGAACGGCCGCGCAGATAGTTGGAGCCGTTGCGGCCGTCGCGGCCGTTGCGACCGGTTTTGGCGCACCACTTGGGGCCGGCATACTTGGGGCATCTTTTAGTACGATCGCGACCGCCGCCGCACTTGTCACGACGGCAACGACCATCGCTATAGGAAAGCCCAAACAAAGCATCGCCGGCAGTCCGACGCAGTTCAAAATAGATCTACAAGCGCCGATACCGATCATGATCGGCCGCACACTCAACGCCGGCTATATCGTCCACCGCGAGTCCTACGGGACCAAGAATGCGTATCAGTCGTTTGTGGCGGTCATCTCCGGCGCGGGGCCGATTGACGCGATCGAGGCGTTTCAGGTCGATCGCACCACGATCACGTTCACGGGCGGCGCGGCGGACGGTTTTTACTCGTCATGGATGTGGCTCGACACGCAGCTAGGCGCGACGCCTGAAGCCGATGCCCTCACCCCTCCAGCAGAAGCCGGGGCCATGCCGGCATGGGATGCAAACTCAAAGCTCTCTGGCTATGCGGCGTTCCTCTGGACGCTGAAGTTTGACACGAAAGGCAAGAAATACAGCGCGGGCGTGCCGCAGCCCGGCGTGATTGCGCGTGGCGTCAAGGTCTATGACCCGCGTCTCGACAGCACCTATCCGGGTGGTACGGGCGCGCACCGCTCGGATGACGAAACAACCTGGGAGTATTCGGCGAATCCCTGGCTGCACGCGCTGGCATGGACGATTGGGCGCCACCACAACGGCAAGCGGGTCGCAGGGGCGGGCGTGCCGATCGACGCAATCGACGTGGCGGCCTTTGTCGAGGCGGCGAATGTCGCGGACACGAATAGCTGGGTTGCCGGCGGGGTGGTGGATACTTCGCCCGGCCAGAAGTGGAACAATCTGAAGCTGATGGCGCAGGCCGGCGGTGGCGAGCCGGTGCGGATCGGGGCTCTGGTTTCGTGCACGGTCAACGCGCCGAAGGTTTCGCTCGATACAATCACCTACAGCGATATCGTGGGCGAAGCGGTCGTTCCTGCAACGCAAAGCCGGCGGGACCGGATCAACGGCATTGTCCCGAAATACAGGTCGGAAGATCATGGCTGGGAGGTTGTCCCGGCGGACGTTGTGAGCGTCGGGACTTATGTGACGGAGGACGGCGGGGAGCGCACCCGCGAGGTCGATTATCCGCTCGTGCAGGACGTGGACCAGGCGGCGCAGCTCGCGGCCTATGACATCGTGAATGCGCGCGAGTTCGGGCCGATCAGCCTTCCGCTCAAGACGCGGTGGATCGGGTACAAGCCCGGCGATTGCGTGACCATCAACGTTCCGGAACTGAATCTGGTTAGCCAGACCGCGATCGTGATTGGCCGCGCCCTTGATCCGCAATCCGGCGTGGTGACGTTGACGCTCAAGTCCGAGACGGCGGCGAAGCACGCTTTCGCCTTGGGAGTGACGGGGACGGCCCCGCCGACGCCTGATCTGTCGGTGCCTGATCTTTCGGACGTGGATGCGCCCGGTGGGGGTGCATGGACCTTGGCGGGCACGGCTCTTGCCGGTGATGGCTCGACATTGCCGGTTTTGGTGTTCGAGGGGGCTGTCGATGATCCGAACGCCGAAGCGGTGTTGTTTGAATATTATGCGGGGACGGCCGCGCCGATCGACGAGGATGATTGGATTTCGGCCGATCTGGCGGGGGTGAATGTCACGCATCGCGAAATTGCGAGCGTCATGGCGGGCACATCCTACGTCGGCGCGGTGTCCTATCGGGTGAATGGCGTGATCGGTAATCGCCTTGTTCTCGGGCCGGTGGTCACGGGGATCGCATCTACTGGCGGCGGTCGTGTCCTACTTGAATCCGGCGACCGCATTCTTCTCGAAACCGGCGACCAAAGACTACTGGAGGCATAATGGCGGACAGCAAAGCGTCTGCGCTCACGGCTGCATCAGCTCTGAGCGGGGCGGAGCTATGGG